AGCGGTCGGCGAACGTCTCGAAGCTCTCGGACAGCTGGCCGAGCTCCGAAACGGACATTTCCTCCTGGACAAACTGATCGTAGGTCGCCGCGAAGTTTTGGGCGAACGACGTCGGCAGGCCGGTCGACAGGTTCCGGCGGGCGTGGTCGATCGCATCGCGCTTGTCGTAGAACACCATTAGTCAACGCCCTGCAGGAGATCGTCGACGCGCCGCTCGTCCCGCTGCGTCTCGGCCTCGGTGCCTTCGCCGCGCGCCGGCTGGTTAAGCAAGTCCATCGTGTCCGCGGTCGCGGCCTCGGCCGCCTCCAGGCTGTCATACCGTGGGAACGTCTCGCCGCGTTGGCGCTCCCACTGGCGGGCCACGCGCCCGGCCTGATCTTCGGACAGCATCACCGGGCCATCCTCGCTCTGCCAAACGGTCGGCACGGTGATGAACGTGTTGTCGTCCAGCTGCACGGCGGTCGCCATATCGCGGCCGCTGGTCCCGCCGTCCGGCATGGTTACGGCCTCGTCGTCCTGCAGCGGCCGCAGATCGCTCATGCCGCTCACGCTCTCGACGCGCTGCGGGGTGCCAAGCTCGACCGGCTCGCCGCCGCCGCCGGCCCCGGCGCTGCCGCGCGCGCTGCTCTGCTGGCGCCGCTCGCCTGTCCCGGCCGAGGTGCTGCCGTTGCGGATGATGCGCTTGAGATCGAGCTCGTAGGGATCGCCGTCCGGGCCCTGGGCGTAGCCGTTGCCGACCTTCACGAGATACAGGCCGTCGCCGACCGTCTCCAACGTGCCATAGCGGCGCAGCCGATCGGCCGTCACCGGCTTGTCGCCGGCTTTCGGCATGACGCCACCGACCGCAAGATCCTCGTTCGACAGGTTTTCCATGACCGTCTCGAACCGCCCCTCGTCCATCCCGCGCATCGGCGCGACGACCTTCTGGCCGTTCCACTCGAACACGCCGCCGGTCACTTTGCGCAGGCTGTCCTTGAAGTCGGACACGTCGAAGTCCTGCCGGGTGAACTCGCCGCGCTGCATCCGGCGCCGTGCGTCCAAGGCCAGGGCCGCTTTGATCGTCGCGTCGTAGGCGTCCGGGTTCCAAAACATACTGTCGCCGAGGACGTCGTTCGCCGCGCTGATATAGTCGGACGGCGACGGCATGGCCTGGGAACTCTCGGCGTTGTCGATGATGTCCTTCCCGCGGACGATGTTCTTCGCCAGCTGGAAGTCCTCGCCCGCGATCGAGGCCGCGACGGCGAACTCTGGATTATCGGGCGCGAGATCCGACATCAGCTGCCGCGTGTCCGGGCCGCCGAGGTTGTTGTGGATCGTCCCCATGAGCGAGATCTTGCCCTCGGTGTCCAGCTGCGACAGCCGGCCCTGGATCATATCGACCTCGTCCTGGGTGAAGCCGTGCGTCTGCACGCCGTAGTGCGCCTCGATCTTTTTGGCGGCGGCCTTGCGCTGCTGGAACGTCGAGGGGTCGTCGAAGTCGAGCGGCTGCGCGTTGACCAGCCCGCGGCGCGCGGCAAGGCTGACCGGATCCTGCTTCAAGCCGGTCACGGTGTCGTTGTGGACGCGGTTCAGCCGCTCCCGGAGCTCGACGCCGCGGCGGGTCTGCGGCGGCTCCTGGGCCAGCGAGTTGAGGATCTGCTGCTGTTGCGCCGGCGCCATCTTGCCGAACTCGGCCGTGCGCTCGCGATCCGTCTCGGCCGCCTGCAGCCGGCCCTGGAGCTCCGGGAACTGGCTGGTCGCGCGGCGCAGCTGCTCCAGGTTGGCCGGCTCGCCGCCATGCTCCAGGATATACGTCGCATCGTCGACGCGGTCCTCCAGCTGGTTCCGGCGCGCGCGGACCTCGGCCTCGTTCGAGCGGATCACCGACCGCATGTTCGAGGCCAGCTTCTCCACCTCGTTTAGCGAAAACGGGCTCTGCGTGTTGTCGCGCTGATCCTCGACCCAGGAGTTGAGAAACGCCCGCTTGTCGTCGGCGCGCTGGAACTTCCCCATGACGCGCGCGGTGCGCACGCGCTGGTCAAACCGCTCGACGATCCGCTGCATATCCTTGATGGAGAACGTACCCGTCCGGGTCGGGTCCGCCTCCATTTCGACGCCCTTAAACTCAAAGGCCCCTTCGGGGCCCTGGGCTGCGAGCATCTGGATTAGGTGTGTGCGTTCGCCTGCAAGGTTTTCGGCGGCTTCCTCGTCGATGTCCTGGATCCGAGCGAGCCGTTCGGACGTCCGGAAGATCTGATCGACCGTCTCCAGCGCCTCGACCTCATACTCGGCCGCCTGGATCTCTCGGTAATTCTGCCCCGCCTGCCGGATCCGCGGCATGGTGTGGCGCTGGAACGTCGCATCGAAGTCCTGGACAAGCTCGGGCGCGGCCTGCTGGAGCTCTTTGACCATGCCCTCGCGGTAGCCGCGATAAGCGGCCTCCAGGTCGTCGGGCGAGGCGCTGTTCTGCTCGTAGAGCTCGTCGACCTTCCGGCGCGCGCGGATCTCCAGCTGGTTGAGAAACGACTGCTTGCCGGCGCGGTTGAAGGCGTTGGCTGCGATCGTGTCGCCTTCCATCGGCTCAAAGCCGGGCTTTTGCCCGGCGATCGCACCCTTGATGCTGGCCTCGCGCCGGGTCTGCTCGTCAAGCCGATCCTGCATCTGGCTCGACAGCCGGAACATGCTATCGGCGAAGTCCTCGGCCGCGCGCGCGCTGCCTTCCGAGAACCGGATCTCCGGGATCTGCTGGACATCGGGCTCGCCACGAACGCGGGTGCGGCCGAAACTGGCGCGCTCGGCCATTAGACGGTGCCCCTCTGGACGAAGCGGTTAGCGGTGTCGAGCAGGCCGAAGGCCGCCCGCTGTGTTCCCTGCCGGCGCGCGGCGCGGGCCTCGGTGCGCAGCTGCACGCCGCGCGCGGCCCGGCTTGTCGAGCGCGTGATGCCGCCGCGGCGGGACACGGACAGCTGCTCGCCGGCCTGCCGAACGGACTGCTGGATACCGCTCTGCACGGAGCCGCTGCTGATGTCGATCCCGGACGCCGCCGCGGCCGCGCGGTTCTGAGAGATCGACGACACTAACCGGCGGCGCGTCTCGCTCATATCCCGCAGGGCGTTCGCCTGTTCGACCTGCGCCCGCGCGTCGGCCTGCTGCGCCTGAGCCTTCAAGATGTCGGAGCGGGTCTGCCCGGCCTGATACGACGCCAGCGCACCGAACGCCGAGGATGCGCCCGCGATGATCTCGGTCGCGGTGCCGATCGCGCTGCCGATCGACGCCAGCGTGCCGGCCGTCTGCGCCGCGGCGTAGGACGAGGCTGCGGCTGCAGACGTCACGCCGCCGGCCGTCGCGCCAGCCACGCCGCCCACGCTCGCCAGCGTCGAGCCGGCTGCGGCCGCGGACGTACCGGCCGCCGCTGCGCTACCGGCCGCCGCTGCGCCGCCGGCCGCAGCACCCGACGAGCCCGCCCCCGCCGCAACAGTCGCGAACGCCGCCGCCAGCGTCTCGAAATTACACAGGCAAGGATCCTCTGGAACGGCGATCTCGCCTGTCTTGGCGTCAAATCCGTGCTGGAACTTCATTAGGTCTGCACCTTCTGTTCGACCGCCAGGATCGTCATTGGGCCCGGCTCGGCTTGGCTGAATGTTAGCTGGTTCAGGTCCGAGAACCCAAGCCGACCCTCGATCGTCTTGCGGCCGGTGACAAGCGGCGGCGGTTGATCGAGCGTGTTCGAGCCGAACCGACGCAACGGGACCAGCTGATCGTCGATCGTGACGTTGGTCGTCTCGAAAAGCTCCAGCGTGAGCTCGACCGTCCGCTTCTTACGGCCGAGCGGAATGTTGTCGCCGGATCGCCCGACCTGCGGCATGAGCTTGATTTCCGGCTCAAACTCCAGGCCGACCTCGATCTTTTCCTCGGCCGCGCGATCCAGCGTGATCTCGCCACCTGACACGGTCTTGTCCTGCTGGTTCGCGCCGTCAACGCGCACCTTCACCGTCTCGCCTTCAAGGTGATCCAGGCCGGTGACAGTCGACGTCGGCAGGCCGGTCGTCTGCAGCTTGCCCGCGTCCATGTGCAGGCCCTCGACCCATCGCTCCAGATACCGGACGGTGTTGCCGTTGATCGTGCGCTCGGTCACGACATAGATCTCATCGAGATCCACCCCGACCGACACGAACTTGTCGGAACCGCTGTTGCCCGGCGTGGTCTGCAGGGTCCAGGCGGTGATTTCCTGATCGCGCAGCGTCGTGAGGATTGCCAGCGAGCCGTCGTCGCTGTTCACCATCAGCGCGAAGTCGGCGTCGTCCGTCGACGTCGAGCGCCGGATGCGGAGCTCTTTCGGGCCCCGAAACAGATGCGAAGCCAGCAGCGAGATCGACAGGGCGTTATACCGCTGGTCGACCTCATTGAAGATGAACTCGCGCATCGTCGAGCCTTCGCGCTGCACGAACATCGTCGCGCCGCTTACCTGGATCGGATCAACGCCGGCCTTGATGCCGTGCTGTGTGGCCTCGCGCACCTGGATATTCTGCGGCGTGATCGCCTGCTGCGTCGACGTCGGCACCCATAGCTCGTTCGACTGCGTGAAGATCTGCAGGTGAAGCCCCGACACGAGCGCACGGATCGCCGCGACCTCGTCGCTTTCGATGGTGACGTCAATCGCATCGTCCGGCAGCGGATCCTCGGGATCCGTGGAGAAGTCGAAGAACAGCCCGATCCGCGACCCCCACAGATTATCCGGCAGCGACGGCGTCCCGCCGAACCATAGGCGCTGTTGATGGAACACGACCGTCTGCGGCCAACCGCGATCGTTGCTCCAGGCGTCCTCGCCCTCGGGTAGACCTAGCTGTTCGCGGTTGGCCGAAATGGCGAGCGCCGTGTTGAACGAGAACACGTCCAGCAACGGCCAGATTTGCTTGCCGTCGTCGCCGCCGAACTCGATGTCGAACACGCCACCCCCGACATTCGACACGGTAATGCCGGTGTCCGATGTGTTGGGAAGATCTCGAAGCGCCTGCTCGATGTTGTCGGCATTGGTGGCGTTATCGCTGTTAGCCCAGGCATAGGTGCGCGTTCGCTCGCCAGCGAGAGACAGAACCCAATCGTCCTGTGTCTCGCCGTTCCAATCGCCGACGAACTCGATGCGCTGGATCTCGTTCTGCCCGCCGGTGCCGGCGCCGAAATCGTGCTGCGGGATCGGAAAGACGCCGCTCCCAACGCGGTCGGTCGAGAACGTGATCGTCGAGAGGGTCCAGCTGGTATCGCTGGTGCGCGTCAATTTCCGCGGTGCATAGTCCGGATGCACGATTATCATCGTGTCGAAGGACTGAGCCGTGTCGATCAGCGCGAGATCGTCCTCGCCGTATGGTGTCGTGACCGTCGTCTGCTCGACGCCGTCCTTGTAAACGACGATTGTCTCGTGCGCGAACAAGAGCAGGTAGCGCGTGATCGTCGAGAACTGGAACGGTTCGAGCCGGGTCTTGGACGGGTTGCCGGATCCATTGTCCGGGACGTCCGCGATGTATTCCAGCCCGCCGCGCCGCCGCGCGCCGCCCTGGGGGATCGCGACCGCGTTCCGGAAGCGGTCGGCCCCGTTGTAATAGTGCTTGATGTCGATCCGGCCCTGCAGCTTCGGATCAAGCTCGCCGCTCGTGAAATTGGTCTGCAGGTCGACAACGCGCGGCATGGCGGCTCCTTACGAAAAGCGGGCGTCGACGAGGCTGAAATCCTGGATCTGGATGGGCGGGCTGGTCATGGCGTTGCGGTTCATGGCGACCAGGGCGAGCCCGCCGCCGTAGTTTTCGCCGCGCGTGCCCCAGGCGCGGGCGTTCCATTCCTCGGCCAGCGCCGCGATGTCGGTGATCGTCGGTGCCAGCTTTGCCGCCAGCGCCGTCGCCACGAGCTCGACGAACCACGCCGGCCACTTCGCCTCGCTCGCCCGGAACTTATAGTCGATCCAGATTTCCTTGTGGTTGGCGGCCAGCTGCTCGCCGAAGATCTCGAACTCCTGGATCGGGTGGGCGTGGATCCGGCCGGTGTTGAACACGGCCCACGGCCCGCCGTCGATGTCGCCGACCTCATTCGGCAGCTGAAAAGCATACTGCCATTCGTTGAGCGGGCTGGCGTTGAGACGGCCGAGCTTGGCCTTCGCCATCGCAAACCGCCAGGGGTGCATCCCCAGGCAGAAGTCCCGAAGGGCCGGGTACTGATTAGCGCACGCGAGCGCCTTGTCCGTCCCTTCGGTGAACGAGTTGATGGTGCCCGATCCGAGCAGGATCAGGGCTTTGTTGCACACGTCGATGTCGGAGTTGACGCCGGTCATGGCCCGTTAGTCCGCGACCGTGTCGCCGTCCGGCCATTCGGCATAGAGCAGGTATTCGCGGAGCTCGGCGAGGGCCTGCGTGACCGCTTCGCGGCTGGCGTTGTCGGCGATGCGGGCCTCGATGATGCCGGCCGAGGGATCGGTCTGCCCGGTCGTGGCCGCGACGTCGTAGCTGCGTTTGCCCTCGGCGATGGTGAAGTGCGTGGCCGTCATGATCCTGATCCTCCTTACAAGTTGGGGGCGAGCCCTGCCGGCCCGCCCCCGTCAACGCGCCCCGATGAGGTGACGGCACCGGGCCGCGTTAGAACACGATGTCGTTGCTTCCGTCGTTCGCCGCCACGACCGTCACCGCGCCGGCCGCGGAGATCGCATCCACGTTGTAGATCTTCTTGCCGTCGCCCATGACGGCGATGATCGTATCCCCGACGTTGAGGCTGTCGGCGACGTCGTCGAAGTAATTGGCCCCCTCGACGGTCGCGATGTTGTCGGACGTGTTGTAGAGCCAGAGGTTCAGGCCCTTCGTGTTCGGGGTGGAAAACCCCTGAATGTCGAACGCCATTTGCGGATCCTCGCTGCTGCAGGGAGCGTGCGACCGGCGGGGATCACCCGCCGGCCGTCATGCGCCGCCCGTTACTCGGTCGTGGTGATCTCGACGATGCCGTTGGCGTCGACGCCGACCGCACCGGCCTTAAAGATGCCGTTGGACAGCCACGAGGTTTTCTGCGGGATATAGTTGACCTCCGTGCGGAAGTCGATCCCGATCGCGAGGCCGCTGGACATCTTCTCGTAGGCGTAGCTGGTCCGGGTCGAGCCCGACAGCGGAAGGCCGCCCTCGTCGCGGTCCTCCATCTGCATGACCTCGAAGCCGACCCAGTGGGAGATCTCGCCGTCGTACAGCGCCTTGATGTTGTTCTTGTCGACGCTGTTGGCGTCCGGATCGCCGAGCAGGCTTTCCAGGCCGTCCGCAGAGATCACCATCGTCCGCATCCCGCGGCCGCTCTGCACGCCCTGAGCGTCGAGCAGCTTCTTGGCGCGGCGGACCTTGGCCGTGTTCATATCCGTGCCGGTGCCGCCGACGTCGGTCGACACGGTGAGCGACGTCGAGGCCGCGTCGAGCGCGTCGAGGATCAGCTGGTCCTCGCGCCGGCCGATGGCCGAGGCGATCACGAACGCGAGCTCGCGGCGCTCGTCGAAGTTGACCTCCTGCTGATCGAAGATGTCGGTGTATTCGGGCGCGTTCCAATCCTCCAACGTCGCCGTCGCGTTGCTGTGCGTGATGTTCATCGGCGTGACGTCGGTCTGCGGGACGCGCTGCGTGGCCTGCCCCTTCCCCATCTTCGGGAAGCGGTGGGACGAGCCGACGACGCCGGTGCGCACGCGCACGGTGTTCCGCAGCATCGCGGTCCCCTGGTACGCCTGCTTCACCTCGGCGTCGAACTGCGTGATCGCAGCATCGGTGAGATATTTCGACATGGAGTGCTTCTCCAGCCTCTACGGTTGTGAACGGAAAATGCTCACGTCCGCAGCGGTAGGCCGATCGGCTGGAGGCCCGGCCGCGCCGGGTAAGTCCAGCGGCTCGGGGCCGCCTTTAAGACGTCTGCCTAAGTCTTATGCACACGCCTGACGCTGGTCAAGAAAAAGGCCCGGCCGCATATCGCCAGCCGGGCCTTGTGCGGACGGTGCGCACCTACCGAGCGACCGTTAGGATCCGCCCGCGCTGTTACTCTGCCCGCCGCGGGTGGGGTAGGTAAAGCCCTGTCCGCGCGGCACGCCCAGGCCGGGCTGCGACGAGCCGGCCGGCGCATCGCCCATGACCTTCTGGAACATCTCGGTCACGTACTGCGTGAACTTGCTGTCCTGCCCGTACCGCGGATCCGCGACCATATCGTAAAGCTCCTGCTTCGAGGGCAGGCCGGAGACGGCGTTCGTGTCGGTCGGGATCGGCTGTTCGCCGGTGTAGTGCTGCCGGATCTTGTTGAGCGCGCGCAGCCCCTCGGCGGTCGAGCCCAGGATGATGAGCTCGTCGAACTCGTCTTGGCCGATAACGCCCGTCTCCATCAGCTGTTGTCCCCATCGGTAGGTGCTGCTGATGATCGCGTCGGCGTGCTTGCCGAGCTTCTGTTTTTCCTGCTCGATCGAAATCGGCTCCGGCATGGCGCCGCTTTCGTGGAGCTCGCCGAGGAAGTCCTGGAACACGCCCTGCGCCTGCTCCTGGGTCAGACCGTGCTTGTGCGCGACCTTGGCGAACGCCTGCCGGCCGGGATCGTTCTCGTCGACCTGCCGGGGGAGATCCTGCGGCGCGGACAGTTGATAGTCGTCCGGCTTCTCCGGCGGCTTGCTCTCCTGCCGCTGCTGCACCTGCCGGAGCTCGTCGCGCGTGTCCTTCCATGCCTTCACGAGACTGTCGGTGCGGACCTGCTGGTTATCCGGATCCCAAAACTGATCCGGCAGGCCCTCGGGCTTGCCCTGCTGCGGCGTGTCCTTCGTGCCGTCGTCGCCGCCTTCGCCCTGCTGCTGGCCGTCACCCTGGCCCTGGCCTTGGTGCGCGGTCGCGAGCAGGCCCTCGCCGTCGCCCTGGCCCTGGCCTTGGCCGGCCGGCTGACCCTGGCCGGTGCCCTGGCCTTGGCCGTTTGCGCCCGTGCCGTTGCCCGACGAGGCGCCGCCGTCCTGGCCGCTGCCCTCGCCGGTGCCCGTCCCGGCGCCGGATGCGCCGTCCTGGGTGCTGGCGCCGGAACCCTGTCCCTGACCTTGGCCCTGGGCCGCCGGGTGCGCGCCGGTCACGCCCTGGGACTGCTGGCCGCCGCCCTGACCGGCTCCCGCGCCTTCCTCGGGCGGGGCCAGCGCCGCGGCGGTGCGCAGCAGGTAGCTTCGGATCTTCATCGCCTCACCTTCTCCTTGCCGATCGGATGCTCGGCGAGCGACGTCCGCGCGTTTCGCAGCACGTCGTCGAGGTTCTGAGCCGTGCCGAGCCGCTTCCCGGTCTGCCGGCTCGCGGCCGCGAGCGTGTCGCGGAGCGCGTCGATCTGCTCGATCACGGTCGTCGTGCGCCGGGCCTTCGCCTTCGAGCCACCTTTCGCCTTCGCCTGCTCGTCGCTCGGCTCGGCCGCGGCCGGCGCCTGCTGCTGATCTTCATCCGCCATCGTGCGGTCCTCCTACTGCTGAGAGTTGCCCTGGCCGTCCTGGCTGAGATCCGGCGGCCCTTCCTCGGCCACCTTGATACACTGGTCGAGCCAACGGACGACGCTCGCCTGACCCTCGCGGAACACGCCGTAGCCCACCGCGTTGATGAGGCCGAGCTCGTCGACCGGCCACTTCGGGTTGCCGGCCAGCTGCTCGCGCATCTTCTCCAGCGCCTCGCGCCCCTGGGCCGTCATGAACGGTGCGGCGATCACGCGCGCCGCCTCGTACCGCTGCAGCGCGTGGGCCCGCGTCTGTTCCTCGGTCGCCTGCTCGGCCTGCTGACCCAGGCCGCTCCAGCCGTCCAGGTTGTTCGTGTTCTGCAGGAGCTCGTTAAGCTGCTGCATCGGGTCATACGTCATGGTGTCACCTTCACGTCTTGGGAGATCGGGCGGGTACTACGCCGCGTTCGCTGCCCCAATCGTCTGCAGCGGCGGCTGTGCCACATTACCGGACGAGGCTGGCGCTGTCGTCCCGGCCGGCGCGGCGCCGGACGCGGCCGCGCCCTGCATCCGGCCGAACATCTGCTGCATCTGCTTCCGCTCGTCCTCGCTGCGGATCAGTTTGGACGGCACGCCGAGCTTTTCGCCGATCCAGGGGCCGGCGTCCTCGACCTTGGCCGACAGGACCATCTGCTCCTGCCCGAACGACGACAGCAGCGACAGCCAGCGCACGACCGTCTCGACGTCGTTCATGTTCTGCGCCTGGGCCAGCTGGCTCATGACCTGCACCTGCACGGCCAGCCCGTCGACCTTCACCTTCTGCACCAGCTGTTTCTTGCGCAGGATCTCCAGCGTGCGCTGCAGCAGCGGCCGGATTAGCTCGGTCATCATCCGCCCGAACGGCGCGCCGAGCATCTGCACGAGCTCTTTCACCCGCTCGACGATCTCGGTCGCCGACCGGACGGGCCCGGACTGCGGCGGAAGCCGGTTGTCGAGCAGGATTTCCTTGATGCGCATGACCAGCTGTTCCCACTGGACATTCGCCAGATCGAACGAGCCGGTGCGCTCCAGCGGCATGAGCGAGGGCCCGCGCGTCCCGCCGTTCGAGGCGACGGGGATCACCGCGCCGGGCGTGATGCGGACGGTGTTCGGGTTCAGCACGCCGTCGCTGACGCCGGTGTAGACGCCGGAGATGTGCAGGCTCGCGTTCTTGAGGACGAGCTCGACCATCTTGTTCAGCGTCTTGATGTCCGGGAGCGCCTGGATCACCGGGCCGCGGCCGTAGACCTCGCCCGCGACCTTGATCCAGCGCGGCGTTACCCACGGCGAAACGTCGTAGGTGCGGCTGACCAGCCGCTTGCCCTCGTCCGTCTTGGCCTCGGTGCGGTTGCGCTCGATCACCTCGTAACGCCAGATGTCCTCGTCCTGGTCGTAGTAGGTCGCCTCGATCAGCTGCACCTCGGCGTCCGGGTTGTTCTCGAACTCCTTCTGCTTCTGATCCGACAGCGGATCCGCGTCCGGCCACTGTTGTTCGACGTTCCGCACCTTCTCGGTCATATCGCGGAAGATCGCCGAGACGGTGCCCCAGGGCCCTTCCTCCAGCATTAGCTTCGCCAGCGGGACCGGGATATACATCACCGGCTGGTCGGGCGTGGGCCCCTCCAGGATCAGCATCCCGCCGGTCCCGATCGCGAGATCCAGCAGCGTCTCATTGATCGCCGTATCGAAGTTGGACGCATGGATCACGGCGAACATGGTCTTTGTGACCTGCTCCAGCCGGGCATTGACCTCGTCCTTGACGTCCTCGGGGACCATCGGCCCGGCCTGCAGGCTCGCCCACCGCTGGAACGGCGGCATGAGATCCGATTGGATCCGGTTGGCGAAGTTGATCGTCGAGGTGACGGCCGTGCTGTCGAACACGCGGTCGACCTTTTTCTGGCCGCCGGGGACCGCGCGATGCGAGCCGGCCGGATGCTGCGAGCTCGTGTCCTGGCCGGTCTTGAACAGGTTGCGCTGCGGCAGGGCGTACTCGTAGGCGTCGGCGTGCAGATCCCGCCACTCTTGCTTGATCTGCCACGCCTGATCGCGGCGCTTCATGAGCGTTCGGACGTCGGCCTGCGCCATCAGTTAGATCCCTGCTTCTTGGTCTGCGCCTTGCGCGCCTCGGACAGCGCGATCGCGACCGCCTGGGCGTTCTTCGTGACCTTCTCGCCGTTGGACTTAAGCTCGCCCCGCGAGAACTCGCCCATGACCGTCTTGAACTTGTCCTTCTGGCGGCCAGACAGCCGGCGGATCGCCGCGGACGTCTTGCCTTTCTGGCTCGGCATGAGGCGGCCCTCCTACTGCCGTTCCAGGACGGTGAAATACACGTCCGTCGCGGACGGGTTTGCGCCTTCGCCCCTCGCCAGTACGCACAACGGCTCGCTGCCACGCAACGGGATTAACGCCGCCTCGGCCGTGGTCAGCTGCGGTGCGTTACCCTGCTTCGACGACGTCGCCGGAAACGGCCCGCTCGAATAGCGGATGCTCCCAAAGCTGGTAACGCCGGTGTTGAACTCCAGGCCCGTTTCGTCGTTCGGTGTGCTGGCCGGCGTTCCCCATGTGCCGCCGCTTACGCTGTCGACGGCCGCCACGAAATACGTCGTCTTGGCGTCGGTTATGACGTCGACGCGCTGCGCGAACGCGCTGACGGTGTTCTCTCGGCCGGTGCCGGCCGGGTAGACGTCCTTGCGCCGCACGCAGACCGTTGCCGCCAGCGTGCCGTCCGCAAGGTCGATCCCGGTGCGCACCGAGCCGGCCGTCCGGTTGTCGCGCTCGTCCTTACCCGTCACGTCGTAGCGCCGGCCGATCAGGTGAAGCTCGACATTCGCGCCGCTGTCGATGTTGTACGCGCCCCACCGCATGTAGGCAGTCGAATTGGCCGCCGGCAGCGTGATCGGCACGATGCCCTGCCCGGCTTCGCCGGTGCGGCCGGCCGCGTAGATCCCCGGCCGAACACTCTGCAGGAGCGCGTTGTCGTCGGTGCCGGTCCCACTCTCCAGCGAGATCGCGCCACCCTCCAGGTCAATCGAGCCGGCACCGCTTGTCGTCTGAATGTCGTGGCGATCGGTCAGGCCGTAGACCGAGAGGTAGTTATAGACCGGCTCCAGCTGGTACGTGCCGACCTCACCGAACGGCGAGATCCGGTCGAACGTCGTGTCGGGCGAGCCTTCGCCGGGAGACACCTGGGCCGCGGCCGGGCCAATCACGCCGCCGGCCAAGGCGACGGCCAGCAGCAGCGCGCGCATGGCCTAAGCCTCCGTGACGAGGACGTTCGAGTCGGCCCCGCCAGCGATCGCACGGATCTCGCGACTGTCGATGTTCCTCTCGGCCAGCGACATCGTGAACGATCCGCCGTTAGCGCCGAGGCGGATCCCCTCGTTCGCGGCCGCGGCGGCGCCGGCCTTGATCCAAACCGTGTTGCTGCTGTCGTTCTGGATCAGGAGATACGTCCGGTCGGGGTTGGCCGCGACGAGCGATGCGTCGGACGTGCCGACCGAGACTGCGGAGTGCGCCAGCTGGCGTCCCTGTGCCATGCCTTAGCCCCCCAGGTTTTCTTTGCCGGTGTTGACGTTGACGCCGCTGACGTCGTCGGCGAGCAGCAGGGCGCGGCCGCGCTTGCGCTGCTTTGTGGCGGCCCGGACAGCGCGCGATTGGCTTTCGGCCTTGGTCTGCGCTTCCTCTTTCTCCAGCTGCGCGATGTCGCGCTGCGGCTTGGTCGGGGACGAAAGGCTCGGGCCACCTCCGAATAGATCACCCATCGGCTTTGATCTCCTGTGCATCCGCTGACCGCAAGAGCCAGCGGTAGAGCTGGTAAGGGGTTATGATCCTCCAGCCCGTCACCCCCGCCATCGCCTTCACGACGCTGACGCAGGTGATGAGGCCGCGAACACGGTATGCCTCGGGATAAACGGTGTCCAGACGGACGACGCGATGGTGCGGCAGGGCCGCGATCTTGCGCGCCGCGTCCTCGGCGTCGATGGGATACCAGCTGACGCGCACCGACAGGCCGACAGGATCCAGGATCACGATCCCGAGCGTCTGCTGCTTGATCGCGTAGACGTGCCGGAAGTCCGGGCAGGTGAAGATGCGGACCCACCAGGGCGCGATACGCGGCGCGTCGGGGCGGTCGGCGAACACGATGTAGACCGTCTGCGGCTGGCCCGCGAGATCTTCATACTGCAGCTCGAGCTCGGGCACGTCACCTCACCACAAGTCGAAGTCGACGACGGCGTTGAACGGATCGGACACCGGCTCGCGGCCGCCGAAGCGCAGATCTTTCGCCTCGCCGCCGCCGAGCAGGCCATAGCCGAGCGCATCGCCAACGTCGGAGTACGGATGGTTCTTGTTCGGGATGTCGTGATAGCGTTCCTCGCCCGCGATCTGCACCCGCTTGAAGTGCCAGCCGCCGGCCAGGGCCTTCCGCAACGTCCCGCACCGCTTATGCACCAGCAGGCCGGGCTTGCCGTCGATGAACCGCCCGACCGCGTTGTTCACCGCCTCGATCCGCAGGTGCGGCTTGTTCGAGTGAGCCGGCTGCGCCGGGACGCCGCGGCTGCGCAGATGGTCGAACGCCGCGACCTCGTAGAGCTCATCGCGCCCGGTGCCGGCCGGGTCGCCGTAGCCGACCTCGATTTCCATTCCCGGAAACAGCGTGTGCGCCACGCGGATGATCTCGTCGGTGAACCGCTTGAGGCCGTGGTCGGGCGCGACGACCTCGGCGTGCGCCAGCCACGCGCCGCGCGGATGCCGCTGCAGAAACACGGCCGCCGGCTGCAGCGTCCCGCCGCCGACGTCCAGGCCAAGCTGCAGCGGCACGCCCTGGAGCAGCGGGAGCTCGTCGCGCGCATAGACCTCGTCGACGTAGTCCGGGACGACCGGCTTGCCCTCCTGGACGAAGCCATAGCGGCCCTGCAGGTAGCGCCGGATCCAGTCGAGCCGCGCGCCGGGTAGCTGCTGGCGCGTGTAGTAGCCGGCCAGCAGGTTCACAAGGTTCTCGGCGTAGGGGTTCTGGATCCAGAAGCGGTCGGCCGCGGACACGATCTCGCAGCCCTCGAACACCTGACCCTTGAACTCCGGCTCGCGGCACCGGGCCGAGCCCTGCAGGTAGCCGTCGCCGGCCGGCCGCGTCTCGACCGGATCGACCTCCAGCACGGCCGGCGGCTGGCGATCGAACGACCACCCGGCCGGCCGCTCGTGCATATCCAGGCTCGCGAGCCAGTGGTCCTCGTCCGGCGGGTTGGTATCGCCGAACACGCCGACGCGCCGCGCCTGATAGCCGGTCTGCCGATCAAACGCCGGGAAGCGCCCGACGCGGCCGCGGAGCATCTGGACGATCGCCCGCGGCATTTCGCTGACCTCGTTGATGTACGCGGCCGTGAGCTCGAACGACAGCAGCTTCTTGACGTCGCCCGGCTTGTCGAGCGGCACGAAGATGAACTCGGCGTCGAGGCCGGGATAGCCGCCGCGCGGCTTGCGGATGATCCGATGCGTGATCGGCGACGAGTAGCGGACTTCGCTGCCGACCTTGTCCTCGGGCCAGCACTCCAGCCAGCTTTTGATCGTGGTCTGTTTGAGCTCGGGCGAGGTGTTCCGGATCAGGGCGATCCGCGACCGCTTCCAGCCGTCGCTGTCGACGTCCTGGGCCGCGGCGATCCGCATCGCGTCGACACAGCAGGCCGTCGTCTTACCGGAGCCGACCGGGCCGATCAGCATCCGCACGAACTCGTCGCGATCGAGGAAGCGCGCGACCGTGGGGGAACTGGAGAAGTCGAACTGCGGACGGTAGCTCGGCCGCTCGCTCAATGCGTGCGCTCCGCTACGCCGTGGCGCTCCCGGAGCTCGGCGGCCGGCACGCGCTCGCTGTACCCGGTGCCGTTCTCCAGATCGACGATCGAGCAGAGATCGCCCGTCGCCTCGTCGAGCCAGCTTTCGCAGCGGACGACGCGCACCCGGCCGATGTCGCGCGGGTGCGGCCTGGGCCTGTCGGGGTGCGGACCGCGCTTCATCGCTTCGAGCCCCGCTTGATCCGCTGCACCATGCCGGCCGCGCGCTGGCCGTGGAGCTCTTTCGGCGCCATGCCGAGCCGCTGGTCCCGCAGGTGGTCGGCCAGATGCCGGCGAGCCGGCTCGACGTCGGGCACCTCGACGTGATGGTGATGCCACGTCCGGACGACCTGCAGCTTCTCGCGCTGATCCAGCTGGTCCCAGGGCAGGCCGCGCAGGATCCCGGACGGGATCACGTCGGCGAGCTCGGCCCGGCTGATCGCCGCGGCGGCGCCGGCCGGCGTGGCGTACACCGTGCGCTGCTGGTTCTTCTCCTTGGCGATTAGGTGCCGGCCGGTCTGATCCCACCACGCCGAGGCGCGCTCGACGGCCTCGCCCACGCTCATGCCGCTGTCGAGCTTGGCCGAGGGATCGAAGCCGCGCCCGCTGGCCGAGGCCGCGTAGCCGGTGCCGCCGCAGTCGTCGCAGAACACCTCGACGTGCGTCTGCGCCGTGTCGCCCGGCTCGGTGCGCGCGACCAGCATCTTGCCGTCGCCGCCACAGCCAGGGCACCGCGGGAACAGCTGTCGGGCCATCGCGTCAGCCCTCCTTGCGCCAGCACCACAGCCACTCGCCGGGCGAATAGGCCAGGATCACCTTGCCGCTGGCGTCCAGGAGCTCCAGCGAGCCGGCGTAGGTGACGCGCATCCCGTTCGCCGCGACGTCGTGCTTCTGCCGATCCGCATCGCAGACCGTGAACCCGGATCCGTTCGCCATCATCGGCCCCCGGTCACGCGGCGCACATGCTCGCGCCGCCGTTCGATGTCGTGCTGGTCGATCTTGCGGCCAGCCCATCGGACGACCGTGCAGAGCCCGATCGCCGCCAGCACCAGCACGACGCCGATCGCCACGCCCTCGCTCACATCGCCAACCATCGTGTCACCCTTGCTTGCCAGTGATGAGCCGGTGCAGCCGGCTCGCCAGATCCTCGGCGGCCATCGCGCCCACCGCCGCCATGCCGACCGCTGCCAGCACGTTCGCCGCGTCCGGCAGGCCGAGGTATGCGGCGAGGGCCGGCCCGGCGTGCAGCCCGGCGGCCGCTGCGCCTACGATTGCCGCGACGTAGATAAGACTTCCCATCGCTGTCGAGCTCCCCTCGGCAGGAACGTGACGACCTGATCCACCTCAGCCGTCACGACGACGATCAGATCCGTGCCGCGCCATCGTGCGGCGTAGATCCGCCGGCCGTCGTCCTGGACTTCGAGCAGCTTAACCTTGCGGCGACGACCTCGCTGCAGCATCGCCAGCAGATCCGCAAGATCGCCAACCGATACGACCAAACCATAACGCTGCCAGCAGCGGTGAACGGCATGGCGGGAGCTCGACCGCTCAACGCCCGCCACGACGGGACTGCGCCCGCTTCTCGGCCTCGGCCTGGACGCGCTTGGCGCGCTCGTCCTGGCTCTCGAAGTGCCGCCGGAGCTCCCGCGGCACCTGCTCGGCCGGAAGCCAGAACCGCGAGATCTCCAGGACGCGGGCGAGCTCGTAAGGCGTGATCGTCGGATGCGCCCGGAACATCAGCCGCTCGGACTGCTTCTCGGCCTTGTCCTGGTCACTCGCTCGCTGGTTCGGATCCGCCTGGGCCTGCGCTGTCGCCATCGTCGCTCGCTCCCTGCTGCTGGTGGGCCTGATCGGTCAGCCGGTGCTGCCGGCCGTCCGGCATGATTACATCGAAGCCGGTGAACGGCAACTCGTCGTCGTTGTCCCGCGGATCCTGCGTTGCGCCGGTGCAGATCGCAAGCAGCTTCAACGGCTCGTGCTTGCTGTGCATTTCGATCTCAACCTGCGTGTACGGATCGCCGTTCGGCGGGTTGTAATGGCGCGTCTTGACCTTCTTGATTGCCTTCCGCACCCGCGCCGGAAGTGCCTTCAACCCCTCGACCGAGTGTTCGACGCCAAGCGTTTCGGTGATGTCTGAAAACGCGAGGTATGCCGTCTCTCGCATGACCCGCAGCTGGTCGACTTCTACTCGCTCGCCGAGCTCGTGACGCTGGATTTCCTTGATGCGCTCTCGGATATGCGGCTTTTCGGCCAGATCGTAGGCGTACCGGATGGAATATCCGGCGTTTCTGGCGGCCTCAGACACGGAGAGCGTGGCTGCGTAGCTCTGGCAGAACCGCTCCTGCTGGTCGTTGATGCCGTTGACGGACTTGCCTGCGGTCATGATCCGGTCGCCTTGGCGTGTGTGGGTGTGGGTGGTTCGTGTTCTCTGCGGCGTCCCAGGTTCGGGTATTTGTGGGCTTCGCTGGCGTGCTGGCGACAGTGTGGCGTGCTGCCTGTGGCGCCTACGGCTTCGCGATCGCAGAAGCGGCAGCGGTTGGTGTACCGGCCGCCTTGGGCGTCGACGTTCTTGGCCCGGCTGTTGGTTCGGTTGGCGCGTGGGTTCGTGCCGTTGGCTCGTGGTGAGCCTCGGGGCTGGCCCTTAGATAAATTATCAGACCTGGTCCCCCCACTCGCGTCAGCGGTGGGGGTAAGGGGGTTATCTCTTTCTCTCCTCTCCTCTGCATTGCGTTTGCCATCGTCAGAAGGGGGGTTTTTGGGGGTTTTGCCATTGGCATCCGCATGGCAATTGCCATTTCCCGATTTTTTGTGGTTCCAGCGGGACTTAGCACCGGCTGACCCGGCCTTTGAGCGGGCGCTTTTCACCGATTGGACGTCTTTCACGACTTCCCGAGCGAGGGAGTTAGTGAGCTTTCCCGATGCAGGACCGCGCACGTATTTCAGCTTCTTCTGACGGATTAGATTTTCTAAAGCGTCCTGCCATCCGTCGATGCCTTTGCAGAGGATGCCGACGCGGTCGTAGTGGACGGGCTCGCCGGTATCCCATATCGCGAGGCAGACCCGGAAATAGACATACTCCTCGGTCGGCGTGAGGTACTGCGCGCCGGCTTGCCAGCTTTCGGGCCAGAACTTCACCCAATGTGCTGTCATGGGCTGCTGTCCTCCTGGAGAGCGGCCCACGCCATGCCGATGTTCGAGCGCGGGACGGTGTTCGTGTAGCCGTGTAGATCGAGCCAGCTGCGCTCGACGGCGAGGACAGCGTCGGCGTAGCGGTTGACCGTGGGCGTGCGGCCGATCGCCCGGTAGATGTCGGCGACCGACCAGCCCTCGGCGCGGGCCCAGGCGACGAACTCGACCGCGATCCAGAACGCCGCTTCCTCGATCTCCTGCTCGACCGGCACGGCCGCGGCTGCCGCTGGCACGGTTGCGGCCTACTCGGCGACGCGGCGTTCTCGGAACTCGGCATGGCGCATGGAGGCGCCGGACGCGGGCTTGTAAAGGGCGTAGTGTTCGCGGACGATCTTCTCCAGGGCCTTGCCGTCCGTGACGCCGCCCATGCCCTGCGCCATCGCCCGGACGTAGCCGGCGTGCCGGCGCTGGAGATCCACGGCGAACCTGATGTGGTTCTCGGCGAACTGGATCCCCTCGTCGGGCGTGACCTCGGCGGCCTGCTCGGCCGCGTCGGCGCGCTCGCGCTGCTTCTGGAGATCCTGCTGCAGCTGCTCGATCTCGGCGCGGGCGTCGTCGAGTTGCTTCTGCAGCTGCGCGGCGTCGTCTTGGCCGTTGCCCGTCGTCTTGCTCTGCGATGTCGCCTTGCGCTGTGCCATCTGTGCATAACCCTGTGAATAGCGTGGGAAAGGTGCCCCGGCCGGCGTGGGGATGGGGATCACCGGCCGGGGCTGCGCAGGCGGGGCGGCACCGCCCGCGCGTTCGGGCTCAGTGGATCGAGGTGACGTTGTCGCCGTCGCTTGGATCCGCCGAGATCTCGCCGTCCTCCTGCTCGTCCTCGTCCTTGGACTGCTTCTGCTCGGCGGCCTTCTGCCGGGCGAGGAAGTCCTCGACGTCGTCCTGCAGCGGCAGGCCGAGGGCTTCGCGGACGATCTGATACGCCATATCGAAGCCGCGGCGCTGGTCGGGATCCATCTTGGCGTAGGCGCGGGCCATCTGCAGGGCCTTGCGCGGGATCCCCTTGGCCTCCAGCTGCGATCGGATGCTCTCAGCGTCCTCGTTCATGGACGACCGCTCGCTCTCGATCTTGTCCAGCTGCTCGCACAGCTGCGACACCTGCTGCTTGGTTTCGTCGAGGTTGTGGTTCTTGGTCGACATCAGCTGTCGCCCTCCTTGGCGTTGGTCTGCTGCTCGTTTGGCAGGGCCACGGTAAGCCGGGCGCTGGCGCCGTCGCCGCCGTTCATCTGGACCGTGATGTTCTCGCGGTCGCAGACCGGCAGCTTGTGGGTGCGCCGGACCCGCGGCGTGGTGAGGTAGGTCTTGATCGCGTCCTCGATGTCCGCGGGGGACAATTCGACGTCGACGCTCTTTCTCTGCTGCATGGTTCACCTTTCGACTGATGTTCGCCGCTTCTGTTCACGAGCGCAGGTGCGGCAATTTCTGCGCTCGGCTCCGTTCGACCGCTTGATGATGGTGTTCTCTGGCGTAAACGGATGCCCTCTCTTGCACCGACGCTTCCGGCCGTTGCGATGGTTCTTGGTGTAATCGGCGGCCGCGACGTTGTCCGCGTGCCTGACCTGCTGCAAATGGTCGGGATTGATGCACGACCGCTCGCGGCAGCGATGGTGGAGCTCGAAACCGTCCCGGATCGGACCGACGAACGTCTTGAAGCTGGCACGGTGAGCGAGGCTTTCGCCATCAACCGATCCGACCTTCCCATATCCGCAGCGGTCCACGTGTCCTATCCAAATCCAGCAGCCGGTGTTCGGCTCCGGCATAGACAAATCGGCCAAGCGTTCGGAAATCGGTTTATGCGCTGGCATTATCGCTCAACCACTGTAACCGGCGTTCCGTACACCGCAAGAAACAGCTTCATCTTGAGCCGACTTTCTCGCGTGGCGAAGTCTCGCGGTTTACAATCCTCCACCACATACCGATTGCCGTTTTCGACGTCGATATAGTCGAAGTCGGCGACATACGCGCACACCTTCACGCCGTTGACCTTGAGGTTGAACCGCGGGTGGACGCGCAACCGCCGGATCTTGCCGGCCTGCTGGAGCAGGTTGAGCTCGCCGTAGCGCCGCGCCTCGGCCGTGCTGTCGAACTTGTGGCCGTCGACGGTCGTGCGCTTGCGACGGTTCATGCCTTCCTTGGCCGTGGCAAACCGGCGTGCGCTCATCCCGCGACGTCCTGCTGCTCCTGCTGCTGCACCTTGGCGAGCCGTGCCTGGATCGCCTCGCGGAGAAGGAACCGGATCTCGGCCGATCGGCTGCGCTCGTCGCTTTCGGCCAGCCGGTCGATCTGGTCGATCAACTCGTGCCCGAGGCAGACCTGAACGATGCCAGCCGTCAGGCCGCCCGGCCGTTTTTTCGTGTCGGTTGCCATGCTCGCTCCGAAAATGATGTTGAACACGCTTGACTCATATCATGAGCCGTGCATCATGTAAATGCGAACGGAACGGTGACAACGGAGGACGCACCGATGGCGACGATCGAACGAGCCCGGCGGATCGCGGACGCGCACATGGCGCCGCGGATGCGCTACGGGATGGGCGGCCTGGAGGATTTGGTCGCCCGGCTCGGCTCCCGCGATATGCACCTGCATCACGCCGCGATTTCGATCATTGAGGCGCGCAAGTGCCGCGAGACGCTGGTCAAGCAGGGCCGATGGAAGCCGCCCCGGACGACCGGCCCGGACTACTGGCTGCGCAAGGCGGCCTACAACCGCCGCCAAGCGATTTCCGCAACCTACTGAGAGGACAGGAACGATGATGAATGCAAGCCTGCACGGCCGCCCGCTGACGCTGCTCGCGCTTATGCCGCACAACGGCGGCATGGTCACGATCGGCGACGGATCCAAGCCGAACAACACGGTGACGCTGTTCACGCAGTCGGTTGAGACGATGGCCCGGATGGCGCTGTGCGTGCCGAAATGGTCGGGCTCGCTTTACCTGATCGTGAAGGAAGCGAGCCGGACGGATCCGCACAAGCAGACCGAGCGCACGATCGAGGATCACGACGAGATCGAGGCGTGGCTGATCGACGCGATCCACGAGGCCGAGGTGGAGCGGGACGCGAACGGCGACGTGACGCGCCGCATGACGGTGACAGGCTACGTCCAGGGCCGCGACGTCCAGGAGCCGGAAACGTCGAACCCAATCGAGCGCGTGCTGATCGGCGGTGAGCCGGCGCTGCGCTGGAAGCCGCCGCTCGATCAGCCGAGCGATGCGACTTACCGCGTCACGGTCGACGCGGTGAACGGCCCGTACCTCGGTGGGATCCGACAGTGGGCGCCGGGCGGTGTCTATTCGGCGATCCATCCTGACGCCTCGACGGCGCACGGCTTCAAGTCGCCGATCGAGGCGGTGCGCTACCTCATGGATCTTGCGGGGACGTCCGTTGCGTAGGCCGTCGCCGCTGGCACGGTTCGCCGTGCGCTGGCTGCGGGGCGAGGGCGCGCTGTGCGTCCTCGCTGCCGCGGCGCTCGCCGCCGGGATCTTCGGATCTGAACTCCTGCTGCTCGTATGGGGGCCTTGATGGCTGACACGCTGCTGTACCGGATCCGCGCCGCGATGAACTCGAACCATTACGGCGACTTGTCGCGCCTGCCGAACGCCGCGGCCGAGCGGCAGGTTTGGATCCACGACGCGGCCGCCGTCCTGCAGGCGCTACTCGATGCCGAGGACGAGGAAACCGGCACGATCAACGTCGCGCCGGATCCGCGGTGTCAGGACTGCACCGGCTGGATCACGCCAGCGGACAAGGCCGGCGCCTTCTGCCCCAAGCACAAGGCCGAGCGGATGCTGATCCGCTACCGCCGGGACGTGCGCGGGAGCGGGCTGGCCGAGGACGATTTCGGCCGGAAGGTCGCCGACTTCTACGAGCTCAAAGGCGCGACGAAACCATCCTGGGAGGACTGAGCGATGCCTGATCCGAAACGCGAGAGCGTGTCCTCGACCGAGGCGGCCGCGCTCTACAATCAGTCGCCGTTCATCACGCGCTGGATGCTGTACCACAAGCTCCGCAACGGCGCCGACGTTGAGACGGAGCCCGACGAGAACGAGCGCATGACGTGGGGGAAGCGGCTGCAGGACGACATTCTCGACGAGACGGCCGCGCGCCTGCACCTGGACGTCACGCCGAACGCCGAGGACGTCTACCTGCGCCGGCCGTATATCCCGATCGGCGCCACGCGCGACGCCTCGATCTTCTCGCCCGATTGGGGGCCCGGCGTCGTCGAGGCCAAAAACGTCGACTGGCTCCAGTGGCGCGACAAGTGGACGCCGGATCTCGCGCCGGCTCACATCGAACTGCAGACGCAAGTCGCGATGATGGTCGGCGACGGCCGGCGCTCGGCGTCCTGGGGCGTGATCGCCTGCCTCGTCGGCGGGAACGAGCTCCGGCTCTACAAGCGGTCGCCGATGTTGGATCTGTGGCGACAGCTGGCGCGGGACGCGCGGGACTTCATGCGCGCCGTCGCCAACGGGAACGAGCCGGATCCGTTCGGCGCGGCCGGAGAGATCCCGATCATCAACCAGCTGTATCCGGAGACGACCGAGGACGAGCCGCTGCACCTGGACGACGTCGAGCTTGCCGAGGAAGCCCGCATGTACCGATGGGCGCACGAGCAGTCGAGCTCGTACAAGCGCACGGCCGACCGCTGCAAGGCGCAGATCCTCGGCCGCGTGAAGGATCACGGCCTCACCTACCTGCCGGAGACGATGGTTAAGGTGAGCAAGTCGCACCAGGAGGGTAAGATCGTCGAGCTCCCCGACACGGTGCGCCGCCGGCTGACCGAGCTTCTGGACCGCGACGATCTGACCAGCGAGCAGGCCGACGCGATCCGGCAGGCGGTCGACTTCGAGTATCAGGTCCGCAAGCCGAGCGTCCGGACGACGGTCACGGTGAAGAACCTGGAGCCGGCCGAGCGCGACGAGGCCCCCGAGGTTACGGAGATCGGCGCATGACGTACCAACGCCGCTTCGGAAAGCTGCAGGTCGTGGTCGATCTCGACGAAAAAGAACACGACGGTCTGCAGAGCATCGCCGAGGCACGCGGCACCAGCCGCACGAGCGTCGCACGCGATGCGATCCGGCATTACTGCGCCACGAACGCCACGCTCGCCAGCTGGCGCAGCGATGCCGCCAAGATGCGCCGGGCGATCGAGCAAGGGCACGTCGCCAAGCCGGTCCCCGGCGGGCACCGCAGCCGCGGTTTCAACCTCATCAGGAAAAGGTGACAGACGATGGCAGGACAGGAACTCCAGGTCGTCGAGCAGCAGCTTAACCAGCTGGCCCCGCAATTCGAGCAGGTTCTCGAACCGCTCGGGATCCCGCCGGCCCGCATTGTGCGGACGGTGCTGGTGTCGCTGGAGCGCACGCCCAAGCTGCTCCAGTGTAACCGGCAGTCCGTGTTGAACGGCGCCATGACGGCCGCGTGCCTCGGCCTCGAAGTCGACGGCGTCACCGGCCAGGGCTTCTTGATCCCGTTCAAGGATCAGGCGCAATTCGTCGTCGGATATAAGGGCTACAACACGATGGCGTCCCGCGCCGGCTTCACGGTGAACGGCGGTGTCGTGCGCGAGGGCGACGACTTCGACTTCGACGAGGGCTCGCAGCCCTACGTCCACCACAAGCGCAAGCTCGGCGAGGAAAGCAAGCGGCAGATCATCGCCGCCTGGGCGACGGCGACGAAGCCGGGCGCGACCCCGATCGTCTCGATCCTGTCGCGGGATCAGATCGACGCGATCCGCGGCAAGTCGCCCGGCGCGCGCAAGCAGGACAGCCCTTGGAACGACCCCTCGATTGGCTTTCCTGCGATGGCCGAGAAGTCGGCGAAGCGCCGGCTCGCGCGCAACATGCCGCTTAACACGTTTCTGCAGGCCGCCTCGCTGGAGGAACAATTCGAGGAACGCGGCAAGCCGTCCTGGATTGCGCCCGGCCGCGGCGTGGTCGCTGACGGCGAGGTAATCGAGCCGGAGACGGTCGACGCTGGCGAGCCGACCGCGCCGGCCGGCAACGCCCGCGCGCTGACCGAGGGCGATCGGCAGTATTTCCTGATCCACCTGCCCGACCGGGATCCCAAGCAATTCGCGGACTTCGACCGCTGGTGCGCTCAGTGGGATCTGTGGATCCAAAAGGCGACGGACGCCGACCGGCTCGCGAAGCTGCAGGATCTCAACCAGGACACGTTCGATCAGCTGCACGATCAGGGCTACGACGTGAAAGACGTCGAGCGGAAGCTGTCGCAGCGCGTCCGAGAGCTCCGCGGCAACGGTGACGGCCAGCAGGAGGGCACGCTCGTATGACTTGGGTCGTGAACGAGATCTCGCCGCGCATGGTCCTCGAAGCGAACAAGGCGATCGAGGCCGGCGCACCTGCCCGCGACGTGTTGCGTCGGGCCCTCGACGCCGCGCCGCGGCCGGAGCGAGGACTGACGCCGCGGCAGCGGCACGTCCTGTCGTACCTGATCGACCGCGAGCAGGCCGGCCAGCCGACGCCGAGCTTCCAGGAGATCGCCGACGCGCTCGGCGTGACCAGCCGCAGCCAGATCGCCCGCTACCTGGATTGCCTGGAGCAACGCGGGTACATCACACGCCAGCCAGCAGGGGCCCGGTCGATCCGCGTGATCGCACGCCCGCAGGAGCAGGGAGGGCAAGACGATGGGCGATAACCTGTTCGGCGACGGCGGGATCCCGGAAGTTGTCACGCTTGACCAGCAGATCGCCGAGGTGCGGCGCGAGATCCAGATGCGCCGGTCGGTGTATCCGAGCCTCGTCGCCCGCGGTAAGCTGACCGAGCGGGAACGCGCCCGCAGGGAGCAGCGGCTCGAAGCAGTCCTCGTCACCTTGCAGAACCTCAAGGGGGCGTCATGACCGGCTGCAGCGATCCCGTCCCGGACGGAACGCCACAAACGGCCACACAGCGGCCCCGGCAGATGCGCCTACCCTACCGGCGTTGCACCTGCCCGGAGTGCGGTGAGCGGTTCCAGACGGCGCGTGCGGACAAGCGGTTCTGCTCGGCCTCGTGCAAGCGCCGCTACTGGCACAAGGCCGAGCAGCGCGGGGCCCAGGTCTATGATCTACTGATCCGCTGGCGGCGCCGCCGGCACGAGCCAGGCGGGACGAAAGGGATCCTCGGCCAGCTGGCGCACATCGTCGACGGCTGGATCCAAGAGGACCGGCGGCTCAGAAGTGCCAGGGATACCAGCCGCCAACCCTGACCCCGGAGTACATAATCAGGCGGCGGCTCGGCCGCACGCCCTCGGATCGCAGGCCGGCGAGGAACAGATCGTCGGCCTGCTTTCGTGTCCAGCCGGCGGGCTGCTTCACGTACAGGTAATCATGCAGAACGCTCGGCCGGTTCCACTCGCCCACGCTCGGCACGAGCGAGCGGAACACCTGCGGGATCGAGGCGAGATCCGTCTTGAACCCATCGGGAACCGTCAGCTGGTACTGCGGTGCCGACGCATCATCGCCCCACCGGCAGACCAGCGGGGCGATGAGCGTCCAGTTTCGGCCGCCCCGGTATTCCAGCCGGAGCGGCCCATAGATCGCGAGGTTCGGGAAGTCGGTCACGGTGCGCCGATCGCTGCCCGCGCCGCGCTCACGATGCCGTCGACGGCCGAGCCAGCGACGTCGCCGTACTGCTCGGCCAGCACCTTTTCGACCTCGGCGCGGAACTGCTGACCCTCGAAGGCGCGCACGCCCTCGGCGGTGTATTCCAGCACCTTCTGACCGTTGGCCGCGTACATCGTGACACTGACGCCTTCCTGTTCCTTGCCCCCGATCATCCGGAAGCTGGTCGGCCCGCAGAGCCCGAGATCCGGCTGACACTCGAACTCGTCGAACTCGACCACGTTGAGGCCGGCCGCGGTCTGATAGTTGCCGGCGCGGCCGGTGTCGTCGGTGATCGGGTAGCCGGTGCATCCGCCGGCCAGCAGGCCGAGCAGCGCCGTCATGGCGATGGTCGCGGTCAGTCGCATGGTCACTCTCCCTTTCGAGGTTGGCGCAAGGTCACGGCGCGCAGCCCGCTCGGGAGCTCGGCGCCGGCCAGCTTGAACGCGAGCCACAGCACGCCGCGCACGACAGCCGCGGCCGCGATGATCCACAGGGCAAGACGCCACTCGCCGAGCTCGCCGGCCAGCCACGCCGACCAATGCGGCGGGACGTCGATCAGCACGGTTGCGAGCCCCAGGGCAAAGCCCATGCGCGTGTCGCTGATCGCCTGGAGAAGCTGCTGCAGCTGTTCCATCACCGATACCCTGTCCAGATGGTCGGCCGCGGCCAGCCGTTCTCGCCCTGCATCGTGTCGAGGTGAACGAACCGGCCGTCGTGGTCGCCGTGCTGCTTGAAGCCCAGGCCGGTGAAGCCGAGATCCGGCGCGGCCGCAGTGAGCCGGAAGCAGTCGGCGCCGGAAATCTTCAAGTCGCTCGCCTTGCCGTAGGTGTGGGGCCCGTCGCGGCCGGTGTCGCTGACCTCGGCGTTGTATTCCGGGCAGCGGAAGCCCGACGTCACGATCAGCGGAATTTGCAGATGCGAGCGGAGACGCTGCAGACAGCGCATGAACGACGGATCCATATCCGCACCGCCGCAGCCACAGTGACACTCGAACTCGTGGCGAGCGAAGTCGGGAAACTCGTCCCAGGCCGGCTCAGTCATGAGGGTTGCGTCCTTCGCGCCCGTTCTGAAGTTTGCGCAGCCGGTATTCCAGGACGTTCTGTGTCTCGCGAATTCGCTGCACACGGCGTTCAAGCGAGGTGACGTCCTTATCAAGCCGGTCGATGCGTTTACCGATCGCCGTCACCTGCTGCTCGCTTCCGCCGAGGCGGTCGCCGAGCGTAAACGCTGCTCCCACAATGGCAATCGCCGCGCCAGCGGGGATAAGCCATTGAGCGCGACCGTTTCGTTCCGTACCCGCCAATGATCTGCACCTAACCCCAAAGTGCGTGCAGGGTCAGTATGGCGAGCGTGGCTGCACCTGTCACGATGAACACGCGGCTTTCCTGGGAACACCGCTGGCGCAGCCAATGCCAGATTGCATCAGGACGCGGCATAGCAGCCGACCTTTCCCGGCCGTCGTGATCGGTCCAGAAAACCATGTCGCGCCTGTCCTGTCTTTAATCCTGTTACGCTAAAAGCTGCCAGCCGCTCGCGAAACGGACATACACGCCTGTTCCTGAACCATCGCCGGTGTCGGTGAAGTTGACAATATCGCCGATTTTGTAATCGGCCTCGGTCGGGTTTTCGGCATTGGCGCTTTCCTCGCCTACGTTGTTAACCGTGTTGCCTGTCCCGCTATCCGAAAAGGTTATGCCCGCAGGCACATAACCGTTGATCGTGTTGTAGTCGCCGGAGATCTCCAAGAGGTCGGCGGTCTGATCCCCGAGATCGACGCGGCCGTTGTTGCCCTGCAAATCAATTTTTTCGGTGGACCCCGCCAGTAGATCAAAGCGGCAGTTGATGAAGTTTTCGTCCTCGTCTTTGGTCTGAATAAGGTGGTTCGACAGAACACCGTTGCTCACCGTAACGTTCTCGACCCATGCGTTCGACACGGCTTCAAAACCCGCTGCCCCGCCCTCAGATCGGTAGAAGCGGTTACAAGTCCCGCCGAGCAGGTTTACGTCGACGTTTCGCACGATGAAGTTGGGGCCGGTCGGCCCAATGATCTTGTTGCTCGCCCGCGCGCTTATTCGGCCATTTTCGACAATCGTGTTGACCGTGCCTTCGGAGTTCTTAATTGAAATCAAATCCGTCCATTGAAGGTTGCTGTTCGTGTAGATGTCAAAGTCGCGCAAGGTACACTTGCGTTTTACGTCGATCAGGATGTTGCCCGACGTATTCTGGCGCGTGCAATCGCCGTGGATACTCTCCAACACCGTATGGTGACAACCTTCGGCCAGTTCGCAGAAGTGCTCGTAGAAGCTGACCCAGATGGACGAAAAGCGGCACCGGCCCAGTCCATTAGCCGAAAGGAAAGCATCTGCGCGCTCGATGTAAAGGTTCGAGAAATTGCCCTCGTAGCAGGCCGCGCGTTGTATCCAGGCGCTCTCGTTGCAGAACAGACGCAGATTGTGGATCTCGGAGCGATCCGCAATGAAGGTCTGGTAGCCGTTGATTGTCACGCTGTCCAGGAACGTCAGCGCAGTGATGTACTGCACCCACCAATCGTCGTAGTAGGGCGCGGTGTCCGCAGCCGGCGGCTCGTTGTCGAGATTGCTGTCTTGGAGAGACTTATACTTGCGACCGTTGTAAGCAACAATGTCGCCCTTCGAGTAGGTCGTGCCGCTATCCCAAGACGCCGCGGACGGTTCGCTGTGTCCCTCCTCGATGGCGAAGTCGAATTCGATGAAGCCATTGGCGGTGTCGATCAGATCGACGCGGCGCATCTCAGCGAATAGCGCGTTGTTCGTCTCCGGGCTGTTCTTGGGATAGCCCTCGTAGACGTAGACCACATCGCCAGACGAGAAGTTGCTCTCCTCACTGGCGGTGCGAAGCTCGACGCGTCGATCGCCCGAACTGATGTCTTTGACGAGATAGAACGTCTGACCGTCCCAGCCAGCTTCGTGCAGCCAGCCGGGTGCGAAGATGAAGTTGTCTCCGAACGTCGATCCGAAGTTCGCAATCAGCGCCCGGCCATCCCCCACGAGGCGAATGTTGCTCTTGAGCCGGATCAGCGTCTCGGTGCGGTAGCGCGTCCCGGTCACGGCGGGGATGAAGATAGTGCCCTCGCCGTGGACGTTGCTCAGGTAGTCGATGGCCGTCTGGAACGCTGCCTGCTGATCGCCGGTGTCGTCGTCGACCGCACCCCACCAGCGGACGTTGACGAACGTCGGCGCTTCGAGCAGCCGCCGCCATACCCCGCTTGCGCCCGTCTTGTCGCTGGCCGGCGCAACGTGAACGCCACCGTCGCCCTCGGAAGCCGTAACCTCGTCGTTTGCAAGGACGCCATTTCCGGTCGACGTCGAATAGTCCGTCGTGTCCTTGATGAAAAAGCCGTGCGCCGCGTCGTCGTCGGTGTTGCGGCCGCGCAGGAACACGACGTCGCCAGCGTCATAATCGGCGAATGTCAGCGCCTGGAGATCTGCCACGGTTGCCACCCGGCGATCGGCGGCACGACGGGCCAGTGAACGAGCGGTGGCGCCGTTGCTTGCTACGACGCGCAGTTTGTCGGCGTCCTTGCTGTTCCGCCAATCACTGTTCGTGCCGTCGTAGCGAAGATAATCGCCGTCGCTTAGGCCGGTAATAGCCGTGTCGATCGCCGTCGAAACATCGGCCACGTCCCGCGCGATCGGATCTCCGGTCGTCGCGTCAAAGGCCAGCAGCTTGTCCTTGCGCTCAGACAACGTCGGCAACAGGCCAATGCTGCCGCCCTGGTCGAACAACGGCGCGCGCAGAGATCGCTGATCGACGGTGTTTAGCTGCTGGATCATCATCACGATCCGGTCGAGCTCGTCGTTCACCGTCTCGGCAAAGAAGTCGCCCGCCGTCTGAAAGTCGGTCGTGCGCTCGTTCGGGACGTCGCGGTAGATCGTGTAGACGTCGTCCTCGGTCGCACCGCTGGTCAGCGTGATCGAGCCGCCGGACGTCGAGCCGGCGCCGGTGACGGTGTAATCAGAGCCGAGCGTCAGCGTCGTGACCGCGCCCGTGTCCGCGTCCTCGCGCGTAACGACGAGATCGCTGTCGTCGAAGATTGGGAAGTCGTAGGTGAAATCGGTCTGCCCGGCGAGGGCAACATACTGGATCAGCGCATCATCTTCGGGGACGGTCAGGGTCGCCATTGAGCTATTCCTCTATCGCGGCTTCGAGGTTGGGAGCGCGGTGCGGCGTGGTTTCGCCAGGCCTCCAGAAATATCGCTGGCCGTATTCTCTTTGGGCGAAGTTTTGCATCCGGCGGAAGTCGTCGCGGGCTTTCGGGTCGACGAACTGCTGCAGCTGATCCAGCACGAGCCGTTCAAACGCTGCCCGACCGTACCACAGCGAGCCACCCGGCATATATCGCCCGGCAAAGTCGATGATCTCGCGGCCGATCTGTGTATCCTCGCCGAGCGCGAGCTCCTGCACGTTGCCGACCGTCAGCCGCGCGACGTTGTCGCCAAACTCCGCGACCGGGCCCGCGAACGTCATGGCCGGCCCGCGGCCAAAGCGGTTGACGTCGGCCAGTAGAAAGTCGCCGAAGATGCCGAGCCCGCCGCCCTGCATCATCGCGCTCATCCAGAAGCGCCGGCCCTGGTCGTTCTCCGGGTTCATGTTGACCGGATCCTTGCCGCGCTGGATCTGCTTCGCCTGATAAGCGAACGCGCCAAGGACCGTCATGGTGATGAACATATTGGCGAGGTAGCGGCCGCGCGCGAGCGGCGTCTCCTGGCTCACACCGCGCATGAGGTGGGTCGCGATCACCGTCACCGGGAACGACTTGTAGAGCGCGATCGAGCGCGTGATCTCGCCGATAAGGCCGCCCGGCCGGGTGCCCTGGGTCATGATCGCGCGCGTCCGGGCGTCGACCGATGGAACGGCGAACTCCTGCTCGGTCAGGACCATCTGCTGCAGCCGGTTGGCCGCCTCCAGGCCGCCCGGCTGTTGCGCGATGTTGTGCGACCACACGAAATCCGCGCCGCGGTGCCGCTTGACCGGCGCTTTCCGGATCGTGTCCCAAGTATCCGGGCCGATCGCATATCGCTTCATGGATCGCTGCAGCGGCTCAGGGAGCTCCCGGAACGTCTTGTCGGTGTTGCGGCCCAGGAAGCCCAGGAACTCGGCACCGAACGCCCAACGGCCGGCCTGTGTCCAGGGCGACAGGAGCGAGGCGCGCATGGTCAGATCCGAGATCGCCTTCGTGATCCGCGGCCCCTGGATCTCGCCGAGGAACCGCTGTTGCGCCAGCGCCATCGAGCTCCAGTTTTCGGCGATCAGGCCGGCCTGGACCGCAAACTTCTGATCCTCGACGTTGAGCGGGTTCATGAACCGAAGCTGCTGGCGAACGAGGTTCATCGTCGGCAAGCCGTTGTGTTCCCGGGCGATCTTCTGAAAGCCCAGGTCGGTCGTCGCCGACAGGAACGCGCCGCCAAGCTGCGCCGAGGTGAGCAGGTTGCGCATCCCGCTCATGAAGCGCGCGACCGGCTCATTGTGGGGCGAGTGAACGCGGTCGGTCAGGACGGCGAAGGTGTCCTCGATCAGCTTGATCCGACCGCCGGGGGCCCGCTCGTTATTGAGCGCCGCCTCGCGCCGGATCGTGTCGGTCATGCGCCGAACCATCGCGTCCGGGTTGGGGCCCAGGACTTCCAGCAGGGCGATGTCCTTCGCCATCGTGTCGATGTGGTTGACCATCGTCGTGTAGACGTCCTCGCGGCCGAACTGCCGCTGGTACGCCAGCCAGTCGTCCGCGCTGCGGAACGTCAGGAACCGATGGTCGGCGTGCCGGTTCGCCAGCTTGCGCTTGCCGGCCGCGCCCGGCGTGACGTCGATCAGCCCGTTCGTGCGGATCCGTTCGTAGGTCTGATCTAGTAGGTCGGCGAGGCGCGCGTCGGACAGCGGCCGGCCCGTCTCGAAGTCGACCATCTTCGAGCGGTCCAGCTTGGGCCAGATGAAGTTGATCCACTCCTGCTTGCTAACCTGCATGACCTTGTTCTGGTCGTGCATCTGCGGCAGGCCCCAATCCTCGCGCTTGGCGATCTGCCCGCCGGCCGCGTTGAACCGCTTGCGGAGATACTCGGCCGTGTCGGCCCACTGTTTCGCGACCGTCTTGGCGACGCCGTCGCCGCTGTCCTCGTTGAATAGCTCCCGGACCATGTTCTCGGTCTTGCGCACCTGGGGGACGACACCGCCGCGTGGCTTGAGCTCCTTGAGGCCGTCAGCCCATCGCGCGTGCGCTTGGCCGAGGATCGTCCGGTGACGGCTGTCGACGTTCGACCACGCCGCGCGGTCGCCGATGTCCCGAACAAGATGCGTGATCGCGCCGGTCGCCAGCCCTTTCGGGTGCGCCCGCATGTTGTTCTCGATGCGGTGCGTGGCGACGATCTGCAGGTTCGCCAGCCGCTTCTTGCGTGCGGCCTCGGCCTCGACCACGCGCTGCGCCTCGCGGGCGGCCTGGGTGCGCGCCTGATCCGGTGACAGCGTCTCGCCGAGCTCCCGCTCCATTTCGTCGACGAGATCCCGGAGCTCGTTGAACTCGTCCTCGGAGATCCGGCCGGCGCGCGCCTTTTCCCGCAGGCAGTCGATCACGCTCATGACAGGCACCCTTTGAACTCGTCGGCGACAGTCTGCGTTCGGTCGGCGTCGTCCAGCAGATCTCGCGCGCTCATGGTTTCAGCCTGGAGCTCGCCGGTGTCTGGATCAACGCGCTGCCCGACCGGGATCTGAAGATCGGCGTTGCGCGCTTCCGTGCGGGCGAGGAAATCCTGATAACCTTCCTCGAACATTTCCGTCGCCCGCGCGACATCGGCCTCCATTTCCTGCCGTTCGGCCGCGGTGAGCTCGGTCTTGCGCTTCCATTTGTCGTAGAGCTTGTGCGCGTCCTCCTGCACGCGCCCAACGCCCTCGGGGACCAGCTGGATCTCGGCCGTCATGCCGTTGCCGAGGTTGACCTGCATGTGAACGGCGCGGTATCCGCCTTTGGGCCGTTCCAGGAAATCGTCGACCTCGACGACGTCGAAGCGCCGCCGGATCTCGTCTTGCAGCGCGTTGAGGTTGGCTTTGTCGCCCGCCCACACGCGGCCGCCGATATAGTCCGAGATCGTCTCCGGGGGACGGCCCTGCTCGATCTTGCCGTTTAGGCCCGGCCGGTCCTTCACGCGCACGCCGACAACCTGGGCGTCGTCCAGCGGCCTTGTGATTTCGTCGAGCGTGGTGCGCAATCCAGGCTGCAGACGGTTGGCTTCGTTCAACAACGCGCCTACATTATTAGATGCCTGGAGTATCTTCCGACCTGTTGAGGGATCTATGGCCCCGACCGAAAACTCCCCGAACGTCCTCTCGCTCGCCAAGCTAGACGGTGCCGTTGCGCGGCTCGTCGAACGTCCGGACGGCGGTGCTGTCGTCGAAACCTGGGACGGTGCGGCTTGGCGCGAAGGCGGCGCGGACGTCGCCTCGGTGCTGAAAGCGCCGGAGCCCACGGCCGCCGACCTTGCCGAGCTCGGGATCTCGGCCTGACCGTCTAGGATCCGTTGCGCTTCGCTTGCTACGGCGTCGTCGAACTCCTGCGACGTCGTCCGGCCGGCTTCCATCATGTCGTCGAGGGTCTGCTCGGCGTACTCGGCCCGCGCCGCGCCCGCGTCTACGTCCGCGGCCGTCTCCCCTGCAACATCTTCACGACCGCGTCCGCCTCCGCTAACGCGCTCCCCATCAAGAGCGCCGTCGCGAGCTGCCCGTCTGACAGCTGAGAGAAAGTCGTCTGTGGCGCCTGCGAGCTTCCGGTCGCCGCGCTTGAACGATCGGGCTGCTGCGGTGAGGGCGTCTGAGATGTCGCCTTTCCGGCTCGCGAGCTTTTGGATCGCCTGGAGGATTTGCTCATCTTGGGAAAGCCTCTGCTGGTTGGCCTGGGTCGATAGCTGGTTGCCGGCTTCCTGGATCGTGTCGTCGCGCGTGACCAGCGTCTTGAACGTCTGCCGGTCCTGCCGGATCCGGCGCAGCGCGTTGTCGAGCAGCCGGGCCCGCTCGTTGAACAGGCTCTCGGTGATGAACTCTTCGCCGAACAGCGTCGACTGCGTCTCCCGGCTCATGCCGGCTTCCATCGCCTGCCGGATGATCGCCTCGGCCTGCGTCGTGTTCGCCGGGTTGGTCTGCGACAGCACGCGCATGACCGCTGCCTGCTCGGCCGGATCGTCGATCAGCCGGCCCACGATCGCCGCGTAGTTGGCCGGCACGACCTCGTTCACGGCCATGCCGAACGCATCGTCGCCCAGGTTGGCAAGCTCCCGGCCCTGCCGCACGAGCGCGCTACGCGGCGGGAGCTCCGGCAGGCCGCGCTCGCCCATTTCCCGGATCACCTTAGCCGTGTCGACGGCCGTCCCGGTCCCCTCGGCGATGTTCTTGAACGCGGCAATCGCGCGCGCCTGCTCGGCGGTGATGCCGTCGCTTTCGCGCAAGATGTAGGCGTTAAGCCCGACGTTCTCCTGCCCGCTGGCCTTCGCGCGCTTGGCGAGGGCGAGGCGCTGGTGGCCGTCCGCGATGAACACGCGGCCGTCCTCCTGCTCGAACACGAGGGACACGCCGGCCAGCCGCTCGTCGAACCGGGTCACGCCCTGCAGCCGCTCGGTGACGCCGAACTCGTCGCCGCCGCTTTTGAACTGGAACCGCTCGGCGTCGATCTCGACTTGATCCGGATCAAATCTGGACAGCCCGCTCGCCGCGAACTGCTCCTGGACGCCATGCGTCGGCGGATCGAGGTTCGGCGGGACGGTGCCCTCGCGCGTCACATGGGCGAGGGTGTCGTTCATGGTCGACGTGTAGGCGGCCGCCGCGGCGTCGTCGTCCTCTCGGTAGGGGTTGCGTGCTTCAACGTCGAGCTCACGCTCCAGCACGCGCTCTGCGGCCTGCTCCTGCGCATTGGGCCCCCGATGTGCGTCGGGGGCCCGGCTGGCGCGGCGGAAGTCGGTAAGCAGCTGGCGTCTTGTCTGAGGGAACTTGCGGATCGCCTCGATCGCCTTGCCGCCGCCGCGCAGCGCCGCCACGCCGGCCGCGCCGCCCGCGCCCGCGAGGATCGTGTTCAGCACGGCCTGATCGACCGTGTACGGGCTGTCGATGTTCTCCTTGAACTTGAACACCTGGGGCTGGATCAGGCCCTCGACGCCGGAGCCGATCAGGAACTCGGTCAGGCCGGCCCGCAGGATCGACTGCCCGGCTGACGCGCCGAGCGGCAGCGAGGCGAGGATCATCGGGTCAGTGACGCCGCCGGCCAGCGTCCCGGACACCATGCCGACGTCGCCGAGGAAGGTCGACCGCGAGCGAATGTCGGCCAGCCGCTCGCGCCGCTCCTTGCTCTCGACGGCCAGGGCGTCGAACACGCGCTGGCGCGTCGGGAACGGCGGTAGGTCGTCCTGGAGCTCGGGGTTCTCCTGGGCGCGCTTCTTGAACTGCTCGTGCGCGCGCTCCATGAGCTCCTGTCGCTTGGCCTTCGGATCCGCGTAGGGAGCGCCGAGCGGGACTGCCTTGTACGGGTTGGTCAGGCGCTCGCCGGTCCGTTCCTCGAAGCGGTCGGCGAACGTCTCGAAGCTCTCGGACAGCTGGCCGAGCTCCGAAACGGACATTTCCTCCTGGACAAACTGATCGTAGGTCGCCGCGAAGTTTTGGGCGAACGACGTCGGCAGGCCGGTCGA